ACAGGTGAATAAGTAATAACAGGCTCAAACATCTCATCAGCTTTTCGTTCAAGCTCATGTTGTTCATCTTCCAGTTGAGAAAGAAACAGCATAGCCTTTCGTATGTTAAAAGCAAAGCCGTTGTTTTGTTGCTGATCTACTATAGCTCTTACCTTTCTCTCCAGTTCATAAGACTGTGAAGAAAATCTTTTACCTTCTTCTTCCATAGTCTTGGCAAGTTTACCTGTCAACTCGACATCTTTCTTACAGTATTCCAGCATCTCCGGGCTGTAGTATTCAAACTCCGTAAAGTTTCCCTTGGGAAAGTTAAGTCTTTCTCCCCATGCTTCAAGAGAATGACCGCCGTCCCTGATAGGGTTATATAACTGGGATTCAATAAGAGTATCCCTAACCTGAGACAGTCTTATATTAGAGCCAGTTAGTTTGTTAAGTATTGGAGCATCAAAACTAATACCATTATGCATTATAAATTCATCTATTTGTTTTGACCAACCTGCAAACTGTTGACACTCATCCCCAATCCATACCTTTTCCTTATTGGATGCAAGACATCTTGCTACAATACAATGTATTTTTGTAGCCTTAATTTTATCTGTTTCTATATCAACTATTACCTTTGTCATATGTCATATCCACCTGATAGGCTTGTTTTATAGGGATGTGAAAAAACAATTCACCTTTCTTAACATATCTATTCGATGCTTCTTTAACCTCACTCTCCAAAACTGTATCTCCATCTACATGCCATGCTTTACTACAATCATGATTGAAGACTACAAACGTAAGCAAACAATTTCTATGATCTCTCTTCCATTTTTCAAGCAGCCTTCTCTTTCTATGAGGAATACGTAACTCAGTCCAGTTTTCAGGCCACTCTTCTTTCCATGCATATTTGATTTCCACCTCATAAAAATGTGGATCTCCCATATCATCTGTCTTGACAGTCAAATCAAAGTATGTAGTCTCTTCTGAATTAACAGTACACCTTGGTTGATTATGTTCCAGCCATCCAATCATATGTTTCTTGGCTGTAGTATCGGCTATATCATATGTTGTTTTATTAAAAGGTTTCTTCATTATCATTCTCCATAAAAGGATTGTCTACTTGGGTCATTCTTCCAGTGTCTTTGTCATAATAAAGATAACAAGATACACCAGTGTCTCCGGTATATCTATTTTTAAGTATTCTTATTGTTGTAGTGTTAGCTTCATATGCATCCTCCGCTTGTTGATTGCGTTCCAAGGCAATGACAGAATCACTTAGATGAGCTATGCTTGCCGATCCCCTGAGATGTGAGAGAGATACTTCCCTGCCATCTTCATGCCCTCGATCTCCTGCTGGCCTTCTGAGATGGCTGACAAGTATCAAGGCTATCCCTGTTTCTTCCACCAGAGATCTAAGTTTGGTCATGAGAATGTCAATGGACTTACGTTCATCTCCATTGTCCTCCTGACCAGATACCAAGATGGATAAATGATCCAGAAATATCCACTTACAATCAAGTGCCTTTGCCATGTGCCTGACCCTATCAAGGATCTCATCATTAGATATAGATCCAAAGTGATCAAAGGCATAGAATCTTTTACTATCAATGGTTTTCTTTTGCCAATCTCTTAACTGCTTATCAGTAAATTTCTTCCGTACTTCTTTAATATAAAGTCTGGCGTTAGCTTCAACACTCATGATACTGAAAGCGGTATTCCGAATACTTTCCTCCAAGGCCAAGACACCTATCCCATCTTTGGTATTCATCATCAGATGGTACATCAGTTCACGTATGATAGAACTCTTACCCATCCCTGCACCGCTGGTAAAGGTAACAAGCTCTCCTGTACGTAGACCATAGGTCTTCTCATTCATCTTAGGCCAAGGATAAAGACACGTCTCGCAATCAAATTCATCGTAGAGAGACTCACCCAGATCAGCCAGATTTATAATACCTGCTGGAGTATAGGTCTTGGAATTCCACCAAGCTTGAGTAAACTTTTCTCTCTGACCTGCCTTTAGATATTCATTAGGATCTTTTAATTCTAGAGAAACAATCTTACACTTGTTGGGTTCAAAAAGCTGCGCTACCTTTTGAGAGGCTTCCCTGCCTGGAGCATCGTTATCAAAGCAAAGAACAATTGTTTCAAACTTATTTAAATAATCGAAAGCTTGCTTACAATTTTCCAGAGCGGAGGCTGCACCATTTTTGATAGAGACACACGGCCACTTTGATCCCATTAGTTCGTAAGCAGACATTGCATCTACTTCACCTTCACATACTGTGATAAACTTACCGGATTGATTAAAGATGTTCTGTCCAAATAATCCAGCAACCCCTAGATTACCCTCTGACCAGAACCTTTTGTTCTGCACATCCCTTACTTTGTTAGCAATATAGTTACTATCCTTATCAAAGTATTGGTAGATGTGCTGCGTGATAGTGTTACCTGTCTTGTTTACCTGAGTATTATATTTCTTAGCTGTCTCCTTACTTATTTTTCTATCGGTAATAGCTGCTGTTATGCCTTTTGTTTTGTTATATTCTACATTTGAATGTCTTTCGGACATTGGAACTATTTTTGTTTGTTGCGTCATGTCTTCTCCAAACCTTGTCTGACAACTAAAACAATACGAATGTCCATCTTCATGCTGAACATTCGCTCTGCCTGCCCCACATTCAGGACAAGTTCCTCTACTAGGCCATTGACTAGCCATAGCAATCTCCTATTTTTTATTCTTTGAAATACTTTTTCTTATGGAATAAGGAATATCTGGACTATATCCCATATGTCTACACAGTGTTTCTCGATATTCAAGTTCTTCTTCAGCTTCCTCCTTATTGTTAAAGTAATCAATGATAATATTACCCTGTGATTTCTTAAGAATGAGTTCCCATTTAGACATCTCTAAAAGATTCCTTCCAAAGATTCATAACAAAGTCTTCTTTATCCTCCATGATTTCATCAATTTCTTGCTTGGCAAGTTTCTTAGATTCTTTTTGAGTATAGCCTTCTTCACTGTACTGTTTCACTAAATCTCTGAAGAGATTGTTCCTTTCCTTTTGCCATAAATTTTTAGGCATCTAATTCTACCCATCTATTATTAGCTGCAACTTGTTTTAATTTAGATATTTCTTTACGCAGTTGTTTAATTATTTGTTCTTGTTCTTCTACCTGTTTTTTTAATACATTTATATTTTTATATAATATATTTATAGATGCAAAAGATTTTAATTCAGAATTAGACATATAAAGCTCTCTATCAAAGGTAGTCATTATTATACTCCTTTTATTGTCCCATGTCAATATAGAAAATATGATTACCAATTTGTCCCATAGCTTTAAAGTTAGGATTAGATGCCCAGCTAGGTGTTACATGGCTAGCATGATAATGTGTACAACCCACAGTCTGCTTAAGTTGTATGCCCATGAGTGACATTTCTGCAACTTCAGAAGAAAATAAAGCTGAAGCAAGGTCATCATACTCTTCTCTTTTACCATCACACCAGTAACTAAATTGACATTTATATTTTATAATCTTACCCATAAACTTCTTGGCTTGGTGTACTACTCCACAGATTGTATCAGGATAGTTACTGCTTTCTTTTCTTGTTAGTATTACACCAGCTACAGCCAACATTCCAATAAGTTTTTCACTTCTAGCCTCATGATAAATAGCTTCAACCAGGCATTCAAACTCATCGTCTTGTGCCTTAACTGTAGATACTAAAGTAATAAACATAATAAAACTAAGTAATACTTTCTTCATTATTTATTCTCCTAAAGCAGGAGCAAAAGTAAAAATAGTAAATCCATTATATACCTCCTACATTTTCACGTTGTATATCATTATGGTTTAACTCAGCCCAGTAAATCTCAAGGGCTTCTGTTTCTTGGTGTGCTATAAACTTATGCATCTCACCTGCTGGTACAATAGACGAGTCGCCAGCAAACAGATGTGTGCTATCACATAAGCCATAGTCTTTCCATCTCTGGATTTCTAGCTCACCGCTGATTACATAGAACATGTTGATCTTTGATTGATGCTTATGTTGTGAACAGTAAGCCCCAAGCTCTACCTTAATTCTATGTACTTCTATGGCTGGTGATTGCAGGATAGGTTCTGTAGTACCCCATACTTTACCTTCGATGACACTCATCTAGCTCCTCCATTCCAAGCTTCAACAGCTTCTTCAATCCATTCAGCACGATCAGTAATAAGATCGAATACATCCCCTACTGGTACTCTTTCTTCTTCTTCCGTAAGATATTCTATTATATAATTAACTTGCTCTTTAGTTAAATGTATATTATTCATCTTACTTCTCCTCTAATCTAAAATAAATGTAGTCATCTCCTAATGTAATAGATTTAACATTGGGGTTAACCTTTTGTTTCCCTACATAATTCCATTCCAAGTCAGGGTTGTTAACCATTTGTCTGTTTACCTCATCAAAAAATTCTTTGTTGTCCATATAAAACATGAGATTTGTTATTATAGAAAATACTATAAACATTTATTTCTCCTTGTATGTAATTTCTAATTTAGATACGATCTCTTTAACTATGCCATCAAGGTAGGGCTGTAACCCTGCTCTATGTATGTTAAATAACTTCTTATGTTGTGCCAGTTCTTCTTCAAGATCTTTAATCTTTAAATCTTTTTCGTCTAGTTCTTCATCAGCCATTATAGTTCTCCTTGTTGTTTACCATATTCTAAAGCTTTCTTGTGAGAGCCTGTAAAATATCCTAAAACTTTATAAATTGGTGATCCCCATATCTGATCATAGTCTCTCCATGCTTCTATCTTACCACTATTATGCAAAATTAATACCCAATTCTTTTCCATTATTTACCCTCTAATGTCCAAGTTTAGTGTTGCGTTCTACTGCCTCATCTCTAGTAATACATTCAAACTTTTCAATACTTATCAGCTTGTTTTTAAAGCGATTACTTATTGATAAAGACAGTGTGTCAGTAAATTCTGTTACATTTTTCTGACACAATTTTATATCCGTATAAGGATATGTATATTGTATCCAACCTAGGGAAGGCTGACCACTCAGCATAACCAAGGCTGTTATAAAATATGTTGCAATCATGCTGCCAACGCCTCCCATTCTGGAGACGCTAACATCTTCCTAACCTTGTCTTCTCTGTTAACCTTCACATTATGTGGGGAACTTCCACGCTTACTATCAGGATGTGAAGACCAGTAGGTAGCCGCATTGTATGCAGTCCAGAGGGTTCCTGTATCCCTTCTTGCATAGCCTTCGTAACGTCCGTGGCCATGTATGTGACGGTTCTCTTCATCGAAGATCTTCATGAGGTTGGATAGCATAACTTTGTTAGCTACCTTCTTCTTGCTCACATTATCAGTACGTTGAGCCAGTGTCTTAGTAAAGAGATTGATAGCCTCATACCTTTTTACTGGGGTATCATACCAGTTCTTCATCTCTTCCAGGCCAGAGCCAGAGATAAACTCACCTGCTGTCTTAACCTTGGCAGCAAACCCAGAGATGTTAAAGTTCTTGGTATGCCTACCGTATACGTAAGCCAGCTTGTCACCGGATACCAAGGTATTGTAACAGAAGGATCTCCATAGTCCCATCATACCATTGTTAGCCCATGTCCGGTTATGAGAAGTTCTGAAGACAAACTCAGGGGTAACGATATCTTTATTTTCACGCATGGTCATCTGATGGGCAGGGAACTTAGCTCGTAACTCCAGCTTGGCTCCTCGATCATAGACATTGGTTGTAAACGTAGCATCAGTCATGTCTATCTCAGCCCTTTGTAAGGCTTGCTCTACCCCATCCACGATCTCCGCATACTGGACAGGGAAATATTCGTCACTGACTATACCTATAGGTTCCTTGGTATCTACACGCCTCAGACCTACCCCAATATTTGAGGGTATTTCCTCTGCTTTGCGGTTCCTGTCATATATTGAGTTGAAGCGATTACCTTTGCCTTCTTGCCACTCATTAATAAGTGGGAACTTCTCTACTTTAAAGTCAATCCTATCATGATCAAACATGATTTTCTCCTTAAGTTGATGTTATATTATACCACTATATTACTCAATCGCCGTCATGAAATTCTTCATATCCTTTCTGGAGAGAAGAACCTTCAGTATCAATCCATCGATTG